TGCGCGGTGGTATGCCGGTGCAATCAACTCTTTTTTTATTGCAGCATTGGCATCGGTCATGTTCTTCACAAACCTGATAAGACATTTTTTCGCCATTGTTATTGCAGTGACCACAGCCATTAACCCACAACCAAACACCAGCAATTTCTAACGCATAAATGTGCTTCGCGGGTGGAATTAGTGAGAAATCGCACTCCCGAATAAGTTTTCCGCCCTTTACGATGCGGTCCCCAAAGTTCTGTGTGCTACCACTTCTTACGCGATGGATACCAGGGATTAGACGTGGGTCATTGATCTGCCCAATAATAATTTCTCCTGCATCAGTTTTTTCAATCATGATTGCTCTCCTGCTGGCGCTGGTTCATCCGGAATTGACGCCCAGTGAGTGATGCGGACATCTTCGTGTTTCAGAGCTTCCAATTGAAATGACCACTCCCATTCACCGGTTTCTTTCTGACCCATTGCCATCCACATAGAACGCCACCCAATCACCCATCCTTCGCCATTAGCATCAAATAGAAGGACCTCTTCAGTCGCTGATGGCAGCTCCACATCAACGGATACAGCTTGATCATAAATCAGGTCCCGCCATGCCACTGCTACCAGCTGGCCACCGAGAATTCCGGTGCCGGCACCTACCACTGGTTCTTTCCCATCTTCAAAATCAACAACGAAAGTAACTTTTCCCATGATTTCCCCCGGATCAAAACATCAGCTCTTCCCAGCGGCGCATAAATAAAGCTCTGGCCTGTACTGGGTTGAGTGGTGTGATAAGAATGTCGGTAGGTTTGATGCCTTCCAGAATCGGCCAGAAGTTATCTGCATCGACTTCCAGACCCCGGCGTTCGGTCGCCAGCATGATGAGGTCAGCGGTTTTGACGATTGCGCTCATCTCCCGCGGCAGTTCGTACTTCTCACGGATAAGGCCATCAATCTGGCGCTCGATGCGGGCATAGTCCGGCAGCATGCGTTTCAGCGGGGCGGGGATGTCTTTCATGTACGCTTCAGTGGCGTCGTGCAACAAGGCTTCACGCTGGTATTGCGGTTCAACAATCATGCTGCACAGAACAGAGTGCTGAGCCACGCTGTAGAAGTCGGCAATCTGCCCGGCAAAACGGCATTCGTGGGACAGGCCCTGCGCGATGTCGCCGATATTGAAGGCGAGCAGATTAGGATTTGAGAAATCCAGATGCTGGCCGGAAAAGGTGGTTAACCAGGTCATAAAATTACTCCACACGTAGTTTTAGGTTGAGCGAATCCCTTGCCAGTGACGGCAATTAATAAAATTCAGAGGCTTTTAAATTATCTTTGGGCTTCGCCGCCCAGCGCGGAAATAAGGCTGGAAATCAGCGCGGAATATTCGCTGGTCACCAGAATGAAATCAGCATTAAAGCGCGCGGAGAAATCTTCACGGTCGATGTCGTCATTCTGATCGGCCAGTGTGTCGCTCGGTTTCAGCTTTTTGAGCGTGAAGGAGTCATTGATCTGGAAGCTGACGCGTTCCTGCCAATCCATCGACACCTGGGTAACCAGTTTGCCATTTTCGATATGTGTCCCGATTTCGTCGCTGACCAAAGCCTGCTTCTTACAGCGGATAGTACCGCCTTCTTCCAGAATCGCTTTCAGCTCAGCTTCATCCTGCAAAGCGAACCCAGCTGGCGGCTGGCCGCTGCGCACCCATTCTGTCAGGGTTAGTTCGATCGGTGTTTCCATCGTCAGTGGTACAACAGGCAGCGAACCGAGGCTTTTACGCAGGAGTGCCAGCATGTCTTCTGCTTTCTTTGCGCTGACCGCGCCGACCATGATCAGGCGGTTATCCAGATCAATCCACATGAAGGTTTGGGTGAAGCGACTGAACGCGCGTGGCATCAGGCTGTGCAACACCTCATCTTTAAGCGAATCTTTCTCGGTCTTCTTCAGCTTGCGGTGCTGCTCGTTTTGAAGCTGCTCAATCTTGTCAGCCAGTTCCTGCTTAATCACCGGCGCCGGAAGGATTTTCTCTTCGCGCTTCGCACAGATCAGCAGTTGGTGACCGGCTGCGTGCACCAGCTTTTCAGTACCGAACTTACCCATCGGGGAAACCCAGCCAGTTTTCGCCATGTCCTGGCTGCCGCACGGCGAGAAAACGAACTGAGCCATCTGACGTTGCATTTCCGCTGCATCGAGCGCGATATCGCGGCTCATGCGGTAAATCTGGACGCTTTTAAACCAAAGTTCTTTCACGTTAATCACTCCTGTTTATGCCCACTGCACCGGGCGGTAACTCACACACATAGACAAGGGCGGCCGGAGATGCACAGGGCGTGCTGGGTGGGGCCAGCGAACCCTTGTCTATGTCTGCGAAAAAATTGGCGGTGGTCATGATCAGAACATTATCTTCGCTCCCCCTGATGTTGGATGGTTGAAGAGTCATGCCACCGCCGAAAGACAACTACACACAGCAATTACCACTTTTCCAGAGTGATTAGGCGTGTGGCGGCTGGAGTCGAACCAGCAATCGGGTAGGGAACCCGACCATCACCAGGATGCTAAGAGCCACAACGGAAAGAGCACTGCATTTGACCACCTTGCGCCGCTTGGCATGAGTGCGGTTTTCCGACCTGACTACGTTGCCGGTAACTTGCATCAGGGGCTGCTATGCCACATATCCGGTGCAATGCTCTTACCTGTTGTGTGCCAGGCTTCCACTGGCTCCCATCTGTTTTTTAAGTCACTCAGATATCGTCTGGACTTGCGCGTCTTTCCCAGCTGTCACTGCCATGAGAGTGCAGGCAGGTCACTGACCAGATAACGCGCTGGATCAACTCGCGGTTGCGGTGGGCGGCACTGCAATCTTCCGCCATCTCTTGCCAGTGAGTATTTTTAGGCAATTCTTTGAATCGCTACCCGGCGATCAACCCGGACGACCAGCTCATATACAGCGCATCAGCCTGCGCATTCACCACAACGGGAAGTACACTGGGACTGTGGTCATATTGGGTTGATGGTAAGTGAGTCCCTCAACCCCCAGTGTCCTTCCCGTTGTGCTGGTGTTGTTAAGTATTAGCAAACTTACATTTCAAGTCAATAAAAAAGTTAAGTTAACTTACATTTAAATTTTAGACACAAAAAAGCCCGCGCGCGGCGGGCTTCAGATGGTAGGTCTGCTTAATGGAAGTCGATGATTATCTGCTTAACAACCCCAACAAGCTTACAGCTGCTATCTACCAAGATTGGTTTGAAATCGGGATTAAGGGGCATCAGATACTGATTTGGCCCATCAATCTCTAATTTTTTAATCGTTGCCTGGCTGCTGCCGTCAACTTGCACGACAACTATGCGTCCATTTGCTTCATCAACAAACCCAACTTCCGGATCAACGATGACAATAGAACCTTCAGGGATGCTCAAGGCGCCGGAAGATGTCATGGATGCCCCTTTAACTTTAAGAGCAAACGAGTTATCTGACACTCGAGCAGTGGTCTCTATCCATTCGGTATTGCTGGCAGTTAACTTCTCAGTTATCACGTCAGTCCAGGCACCGGCTTGAACCCAAGAAATAAGAGGAACGCTTTTCGTACGCCCAGCATTAATTCGGCTCGGGGCGTCTATCTCACCTTGGCCCTTTAGCAACCAGTCCGGGGAGGACTGGAGGACGCTGGCTAATTTCAGCAGGCTTTCGCTTGATGGCACAGTGGCGTCGTTTTCCCATTGGGTTACAGCCGAGGCAGAGACGCCCACATATTCAGCCACATCCTTTTGAGTCATTTTCAACTGACGCCGTCTAAATTTTATCCGGCTTCCCACGGTATTCATCACAACCTCCCGTCATTTTCAATGTTAGCTATCTTACATTTAGTTGACGTAAGTAGTCTGTGAATATACGATGTAAGCATACTTACTTTAAGGGCGGAGGTAGCATGTACAAAAGTGATGTTCTCAAGCATTTCGGCGGTACTTCAAAGGCGGCAAGCGCATTGGATATTTCTCATAGTGCCGTTTGTCAGTGGGGAAAAATCATCCCGGAAAAGCAGGCGATGAAAGTTGAAAGAATTACGAAGGGGAAAATTAAATACGTCCCTTCAATGTACGAAAAGACTAACACCGCCGGCGCTCAGCCATAACTACCGAAGGAAAAGAGAAATGGTAGACCTGAAATCAGTAGTTAAAGCGATGTGTAAAGCCTATCCCGGCGGTCGGCCGGCAATGGCTGGCGCACTGGGCATGTCAGAAGCTGGGTTCAACAACAACCTCTACGAAAAAAACGGCTGCCGGTTCTTCGAGATTGTTGAACTGGAAGCGATGGAAGACATCAGCGGTACCAGCTTCCTGGCTGAATATTTCGCCCAGCGCCGCGGTGGCCTGTTCGTGGATATCCCACAGTTGGATGAATTGGATCAGGTCGAGCTGTTCAGCAAAAGCATGCGGACGGCGGCGCACCGTGGTCACGTCGACATGATTATTCAGGCGGCGCTGGAAGACGGTGTGATTGATGCTGCTGAAGCAGCAGAAATTATGAAGTATCACCGCCGTCACTTAGCCGCCCGCGATACAGAAGTTCGGGCTGTGCTGGCGCTGTTTGGGAAAAAGAAGAAGTCCGGAAAGGTTGACGCCCCAAGTGTGCAGCTTGAGGCGTCGGGCGCATTAAAAACGTGTGTGGAGTAATTAACGCATGAACAGTTTACTCGTAAAAGCTGGCGTTCCGCAAATGCGCTGTAAAGCGACTGGCGGCAACAAACAAGCTTTGTCGTACGAAGTGATGGTATCGGGCCACTGGGTACCGTGCAACTACCAGATCGTCCGGTGGTGGGTAGGTTACGTCAGGGTGAGAAGCCGGAAGGTGACTGCATGTCTGAAGAAATCCAAAAGCTGGACAGGCGTTACAAGGATTGGCGGGGCGTTGTGGTACATGTCGTGGGCTTCGACAGAGCAGGGGATCGCGTCATCTTCATGCGCGCCGGTTACCCGCATGAGTGCGCCCAGCCTACTGAACAATTCCGGCGAAAGTTTAAGAGGGTCTTATGAGCGTTAAGTTATCCGCATACGTCTGGGATGGTTGCGCTGCTGCCGGTTTAAAAATATCGGCGGTTGCCATAATGGCGCGCCTCGCTGACTTCAGTTCTGACGAAGGCCTGTGCTGGCCGTCGATCACCACCATTGCCCGCCAGTTGGGTGCAGGTGAAAGCACTGTGCGCACTACGCTGGGCAAACTTGAGGCTGACGGCTGGATCACCAGTACCCAGCGCCGCAAGGGAAACCGCAATACGTCGAACATGTATCAGCTGAATATTGCGAAGCTTCGTGCTGCTGCTGAACCGTCAGATTCTGACGCATCAAAATCTGACACATCAAATTCTGACCGGTCAAAATTTGACGCATCAAAATCCAACACGAATACCGGTTTTCACCCGCCAGAATCTGGGGGGGATCCGTTAGTAAATTCAAAACAAGATCCATCAGATAATAAAACCTCTTGTCAGCCTGCTGTGCAGACCGACGCCGAAGTCGAAATTACTGATCAGGCTAAACAGGTTCTGAACTACCTGAACCAGGTCACCGGCTCCCGCTATCAGGTCAGCAAATCCTCACTGGATAACATCCGCGCCAGACTGCGTGAAGGCTTCACCACTGAAGAACATCAGCGGACGGTTGATTACATGCATGCCAAATGGGGAGGCGATCTGGAAATGGCCGAGTACCTGCGACCGTCCACGCTCTTTCAACCTTCAAAGTTCCCTGGCTACCTCGAAGGCGCTAACGCCTGGAATCGTGCAGGCCGTCCAGCGCGCAAAAACGGGAAGTGGGAGCGTGAAGGTGACGTTGCAGTTGATGCAGCCGAGCGGGATGCGGCATACCGCCGGTTCATTAGCGGAGTAGCGGCAACCAAGGCACCGAGTGCGCTGGAAAAAACGGTTTGCGCCGAGGCCAGCAAAGCCAACATCCGTAGCATGCGTGCCGATTTCGCCATATCGCAGTGGGCCAAGATCTGGAAAGAGTGCGCCCAGCGCCAGCAGGGAGTGAAAGCAGCATGAAAACTTTCCCAGAGTTAGTTCTCGAAGAACTGCAACGCGATAGCACACCGCGGTCATCAGCACAGCTTGAAGCGCTGATCGTAGCCAGAACCGGCATGACACCTCACAAGACGGCAATTCACAGCGCAATCATCGCATTGAGAGCCCGTCCTGAAGTGCATCTGGTTCATACCGAGACTTACCCGCGCAAATACAGCCTTGCAACACCATCAGGTTCAGTGAAAACCAAGGCTGAAATCAGCGCCGAGTTTGAACGCAATCTGTGGGCAGCACGTCAGGGAAGGGGGCAGGCATGACATCTGAATTCGCAAGCACCACACCAATCGAGCACAAAGACCGCTGGCAGACGCCGATGGAAGTATTCACTGCGCTGGATCTTGAGTTTGGTTTTTATCTTGACGCCGCTGCTGACCACCAGAACGCGCTTTGCGCCCGGTACCTGACAGAAGCCGATGATGCGCTGGCCACCGAATGGGAGAGTTACGGCGCAATCTGGTGTAACCCGCCATACAGCGCGATCACCCCATGGGTTGAGAAGGCCGCCGAACAATGCCGCGCCCAGCACCAGCCTGTTGTGATGCTGTTGCCTGCTGATACATCAACTGGCTGGTTCTCGCTGGCGCTGATCACCGCCGACGAAATCCGGTTTATCACTGATGGCCGCCTGTCCTTCATCAATGCTGGTACCGGCAAGCCAGGGAAGAACGGAAACAGCAAGGGGAGCATGCTCGTTATCTGGCGCCCATTTATCAAACCGCGCGGGCAATTCACCACCGTTTCGCGTGAAACGCTGATCACTGCTGGCGCTGAGTACCTGCAGGAGGTGGCAGCGTGAACGAACTCCAGAAAATCTGGCTTGATGCCTACCGGGATTACCTGAAGGCCATATCCATCACCGGTGAATATTGCCCAGCTGATTACACCGCGGCGCGGGAGCATGCTGATGCTGTGCTCCATAGTCTGATCAAGGCGGGGGAGGTGAACTGTGATTGATGAACCGAAAGACGACAGTGAAAACGTGCTGGCCTTCACCAAGCGCTTTGATTCAAACGCGGATATCAAAGAGAAGCTCAACCTTGTGAAAGCCGATAAGCCTGAGCATGCACCATATCGTTGTGGTCATGTGAATGTTTTAGTCGACGAACACCTTCGCCAGCTTACATGTCGGCGCTGTGGTGCTGTTGTTGATGCGTTCGACTGGATCAACGCGCGCGCCGAGGGAGAGCAGAAAATCGAGTGGGAACTTAAATCCTTGCGTCGGGAAGTAGTTGAACATCGGGAGGGACTGGAAAACCTGAAACGGGAAGAGCTGAACACGCGAAACCGTATTAAAAACGCCGAAGCAAAACTGGCGAAAATCAGCATGGAAATCGCAAATAAAAGTATTGCCACTGGTATTCAGGTCGCCGCCGTTACCCGCGACACGTACACCGACGCGGAGAATTCATGATGCAACTGACCCTGCCATTCCCGCCGAGCATTAACGGTTATTGGCGCTCCACCAGAATGGGCGTGAAGATCAGCGAGCGTGGGCGGATCTTCCGGTCAAACGCGCTGGCGGCGATTTATCAACAGTTCCGCAGCCGTCCGCCAGCGCTGCTCACTGAACTGGAAGTGCATCTGGTTCTTTACCCACCGAATAAAGCGATACGCGATTTAGATAATTTCCAGAAGGCGCTGTTTGATGGCCTGACCCACGCGGGGATCTGGAAGGACGACAGCCAGGTAAAACGAATGACCGTCGAGTGGGGGCCGGTTACCAAAGAAGGGAAGGCGGAAATAACGATTACTGGTTTCAAATCCGCCGGTGTGCAGCCGGTTTAATGTGTGGAGTGATTATGTCGAACAGTTTGCTGTCAGGAAAAGTGGTAACGATGTCGAGCCGTGAGATTGCAGAGCTTGTGCAAAGTAAACACAGCGATGTGAAACGCTCAGCTGAGCGGCTTGTAGTTGGTGGAGTTTTAACCGCGCCATTGGCGCAGTTCGAATTTGTGCATAACGGCAACACGTATACGGAATACCGGTTTAGTAAAAGGGATTCGCTGGTGCTAGTTGCTCAGCTGTCACCTCAGTTCACCGCTGCAGTGGTAGACCGCTGGCAGGAGCTGGAAGCAAACAGCCAGGTTCCGCAGACTTTGCCAGAGGCATTGCGTCTGGCAGCGGATCTGGCAGAGGAAAAGCAGGTTTTAGAATCACAACTGGCGCTCGCGGCCCCGAAAGTGGAATTCGTTGAGCAATACGTCATGGCTAAGGGCTCTATGGGATTCCGCGCGGTCTGCAAATTGCTGCATGCGAAGGAACCAGAATTCCGGATGTTCCTGCTCGAGAAAGACATTGTTTACCGGCTGGAAGGACAGTTGACGCCAAAGGCCAATCATTTAGAGGCAGGGCGGTTTGAAGTGAAAACCGGTACCAGCCAGCAGAATCAGCATGCGTTTCGTCAGGCGCGATTCACCGCGAAAGGCGTTGAATGGGTTGCCGGGTTGTGGGCTGGCTATCTGCGACAGAAACAGGAGGCCCACGCGTGAGAGCATTGTTAAAACCGTATCCACAGCGAGAGTTGGGGATCGTGCAGTTCGCACTGCCGGCGGACATGGTGAAGTTCTTCAGCAGTAAACGCCTACTGATCACCAACGAGCCCGCCGAACTCCATACCCTGCCTGATGGTGTGGTACCGGCAGAAGCTCAGTCTCTTTCACGTGACCCGCGTCTGTCTGGTTTCCTGTCATCACCAGCGGTAATTGCCAGAGTTGGCGGCATGGACGCGCTGACGCTGTGGGTTAAACGTCACCGCGTTTGTCAGTGTCCGGACTACAAAGGGGAATTTCATCACCATGAGCTGGTGCAGGTTCCGCGCGGGCGTGGCGTGGTCTGCCTGTGCTGGGCGCATGATAACGAGTTTCGGGAAAAAGAATCGCCAAAACTGGATGCTATCGCGCTGGCGAACGCAGCTGAGTTTGTGACTGAGGCAATCCGGTACCGTTATGGGCTGCCGGACGGGCGTCACCTTACTTTACCGGAACTGTGCTGGTGGGCCGTGACGAAAGGGCTGGTTCATCTTCTTCCGCCGGAAATAATTTGCGAAGCGCTGGGGGTTAAATACAAACCCCCGGGTGGTCAGGGTAAAGAAGCGGATGTGAACCCGTGGGAGAGGCAACCACGTGAAGAACTGGCGAACAACATCAAACCAGTGCTGGCGCTGGCAATCGATCCGGAGACGCCGGAATCATACCTCCGTATTCCTAAGCGCCGCCGGTACGAAAACGCAAAATACACCCAATGGGTAAAGCACCAGCCATGCTGCGGCTGCGGCGACCCATCCGACGATCCGCACCACATCACCGGCAATGGCTTTGGCGGTATGGCAACAAAAGCACATGACCTGTTCGTGATCCCGCTGTGCAGACGGTGTCACGACTCACTTCATGCCAATACCCAGGCATGGGAAGAAGAACATGGTGATCAGATGTATCTGGTCATGAAGACATTAGACCGCGCGCTGGCGATGGGTGTTATCGCCACCGGCAAGCAAAAATAAGTGTGGAGAGAATAATGCGTGATATTCATGAGACTTTAGAACTTTGGGGTGCATGGGCAGCCAGCGACAATAACAGCGTTTACTTCTCACCTGTGGCCGCGGGGTTTAAAGGGCTACTACCGGATATGACTAAATCACGGCCTCAATGCAGTGATGATGAGGGTATTATGATAGATGGCTGTGTCGCTAGGTTACTAAAATATAAACCAGAGGAGCACGCGTTGATAATTGATCACTTTATCTATCGAATTTCTCTAAGAGCAATCGCAAAGAAAAGAAAATGCTCAGATGGGACTATTAGAAAAGAATTACAAACTGCAATTGGATTTATTAGTGGTGTTCTTATAATGATAAATTCCCTACAGTAATTTCATAAGTAATCCTAGGGTGCCTATGCAAACAGGCACCCAAGCTATATATATGAGGAATTCCAATATATTTCTGCAAAATTTCACGTTGTTTTTTAACTCGGATTTTGCTTCTTTCAACTTTAACTTCAGGTCCGACTTTTCATCATGGATTTTGTCTTCAATAGAGGAAAATACAATGTCCTTAGCGTGCTCAACTCTATTTAACTGTTTGTTTTGCGATATTATTATAATTGAAATTATAATGCTAGTGAATACTAGGCCAAAAAAGGTAATGTAAACTTCCACTTTTCCGCTCAACTGATAAATAGCTATTGAACCAATAAGTGATATAGGAATTGCCAAGACCTTGTTAGCAATCTCAGTTGTTATCTTTGATATTTTTTCAGCATATTCAATTTCTGTTTCAGCTATTTCTTTTCTGGCTTTCTGGAATGAAAAGGCAGACATGTATACTGCTAGGTTATTGCTGTAAAGTTGACAAATTGAAGCCCAGTTTTTAACAATGTCTGAGAATTTTTTATCTGATGACTTAATGTATTCGATTAATGTATTTCGGAATGTGTTTATTTTTTCATCATAATGGAGATCGCTGCCTGGGTTTATAGCAACTAAAGAATTAATTAGAGAGATATCTATCTGTTCGTAGTTCAATAGTTCTTCAGACAATAACGTCTCAATGACTGCTGACGAGGATTTAGACTCAGAATGGAGAATGAAAACTAAACGATAAACATCTGATCTTCCATTATTTTTCATGTCATGGAAATGTGATATTTTGGATAGAGATTTAATCAATCCGCAGATAGCTTCAATTTTCATGAGAGAGGTTGGTAAGTTTTTCTCATTAGAATAATAATCAAGATCAACTATGTAATATTGTTGTGGGAGCTCACCTCGCATTAGTGTATTAACTTTGATAAATTCCCTCGGAGATGGGTAAAATCGTTCAGCATCAGACTGACTAACCAAGAACGTGAATTTTACTAATAGACCTTCTTTAGGAAGTTCATTATCTTCATCTATTTCTTCTTCGTCGACTTCGAGTTCAGTAAATTTACCATATGAAAAATTCCCAGATATGATGGTTTCTATCAACTCTCGAGACTTGGAAGTGTATTCAATACATGCAGAAAAACTTTCCCCATCGAAGTCGGGGAAAGAAGATAATCTATATAAGTCTACAACAGTTTTAAGACTATTCACCATCTTCACTTTCTACTATCCTGTTCTTTTCTTTAAGGGCCAACCTAATTTTTGTTTTTGCCTCTTCTGGCAGATTGTTAAAACTTAGATTTCCCGTTTCATCGTTATAGTATATTCTTGCGTCCGCATTATCACCAAGCAATTCTTTATCAAAATTGAAGCTAAATAAAGGGGTCTTATATGTGACTTTTCTAAGTTTATCGAGTGAACCTTTATTTACAATGAAATCTGTTGGTATGCCTACTGCTTCGCTATTGAGGTGTGACATCATTCCTTTTAGCAATTCATCTCTTTTTTCCTCGTCTAGTAGCGACATTTGTTCAAAGGCAATTGCTTCTACATCGGATAGGCTTGCAGGAACGTTGGCATTGTGTTGTCTTTCAAGGTATTTAATTATTTTATTTCTAAACTCAGCAGCTTGAGGTTGTAATTCCGGGTTTTTTTTAAAAAACTTTCTAATCTCATTTGGCAGCTTTCGAGTTGCACCTGCGGAAGCCATTCCTTTATTACAACCAAGAGCAGCTATAAAGTATGCTGATGCAGACTGCCCATTTGTTTTGCTTATAAAGCTTAAATAATTTAATTCAGTGCGTTTAACTTCATCAGCTTCAAGATATTCATGATAACGATAAAAATTAATACGAGCTGCCTGATTTATATAGTTTAATTCTAAATGCATCATTTCTTCTGGATTCAAATTTTCACTAATGGTGACACCATTTTTTTTCTTAATCATGGTGACTAAAAGGTAGCGAAATCCCTGATGCTCATAATCAGAAAATACGACATAACCACCAGAAGACCATATCTGGTTCCTCGCCTCTTCGTACATCTGCTTCATTATTTCCTTTGTAAGATGTATGAATGCGACCGTACTGGAATCGGTGGAAGAATGATAGGCATTGAAAAGGTCTGGGACAGGGCCTCTTTTGGTCGGATCGGTTTTGAACGCTCCATGATGGGCTAGGTTGCCGCGAGAACCGTACAATTCAACTACGCCATCAACTAATTGTTGAACAATGGGATTTGATTTATCTAGTTCTGAATCCCGAAGGTTATAGCGTTTTGAGTGATCGAAATCTTTTTGTGCTTCCTTGATTAACTCATGAACGATAACGTGCTCTATAGAAATGTTGCTCATTTTATGTTCTATCCATTTTATAAACTGCTGTGTATTACAAAGAGTAATAAAATAATAACGCGTACGCAAAAGTTGTTGTAATCTGTTAAGAGTGGTCACGTAGTCACAAAGCTTAGACAATCTCAGAACCTCGCTCCGGCGGGGTTTTGTCGTTTCTGGAGGATAGTAAAATGCACCAGTAAACAGATAGACCGCAGGCGTCAGTCAACACAGCAGTAGTGATGCTGTCCCGAGTCCCCATCGAGGGAGCCAGATGCAGGTCCGAACTGCAATATGCGCTGGTGAGGGTTAATAAAGAAAAAGACATACCGGTAGAGCAGCGCGCCAGCCAAACGCGCACCGGTTATTAGCGGCGAGGAGCGACAGAACACCCAAGGGCATGGGCGCGGCCACTGCGGAAAGTGGCAACAATATTTTAGGGCTGCGCTTTTGCGTGGCTTTTTTTATGCCCTCAATTCGGTTGTGAGGACACCTACAGCGATAAGGGGTTTATCAATGTCTGAGCCGGTATCAGCTTCAGCGGCTTCAGCGGCGCTTGCCACGGTCGGCGTTTTCGGTTGGTTCACCGGTCTGGATTACGGCGTGGTTTTCGGTGCCTTTGCTGGCGCTGTGTTCTACGTCACGTCAGCCGTTGATCTCTCAGCGTGGCGCCGCATTTCGTATTTTGGCGTTTCATTCATGTGTGGCCTGCTCGGTGCCGGTGTTGCTGGCGCTAAGTTGGCGGCCTGGCTCAGTTACCCTGATAAACCATTGGATGCCTTGGGCGCGGTGATCATATCCGCACTTGCGGTGCAACTGCTTACGTTCGCCAGCAACCGGGCAAAGAACCCAACATCACTGATTGATCGGTGGAGGGGGCAAAGTGGTAATAAATGACCCGCTGGTAATCCTGAACGTGGTGGTGTGTTCGCTGGTCGTTATCCGACTGAGCTTCTTTCGCAAGAACGGGGCAACACACCGCCGCTGGGCCTCATGGCTGGCCTATCTGCTGATCCTGATTTATGGGCATGTCCCGTTAAGTTGGGCGTTTGATCATTACGGCGGAACGCGCTTAGCCATCTTCTTACTGAACGTTGTTATCTGCGTAGCGATATTCGCTGTGCGCGGCAACGTGGCGAAAATCACTAAAGTCCTGCGCATTCCGCAGTAACTCTTCAAGAGAGAATCTCATGCAAACCAGTGATAAAGGCTTTGCGCTTATTAAGCGCTTCGAAAGCTGTGTGCTGACTGCTTACCCTGATCCGGGAACCGGTGGCGTGCCGTGGACAATTGGCTTCGGGCACACGCACAAAGTTAAACGCGGTGATGTGATTACACAGCCCCAGGCTGAACAGTTTCTGCGTGATGATGTGAAAGTGCCGGAGGTGTCGATCGGTACAAACGTGAAAGTTGCACTGAACCAGAATCAGTTTGATGCGCTGGTGTCGTTTATTTTCAATGTAGGTTCGAAAAACTTCACCAGTTCGACTCTGATCAAGAAATTAAACGCCGGTGATTACGATGGCGCCGCGGACGAATTTCCGCGCTGGAATAAAGCCGCCGGTCGCGTGCTGAATGGCCTGACCAAGCGCCGCGCCGCCGAACGTGAGCTTTTCTTATCATGACAGATGCCCTGATAGCGCTGCTGAAAAAATTCTGTAAGCCACTGGCCGCAATTGCACTGGTGGCTTTTTCGTTATGGGCTTTCAGTCACTGGCGTTATACCGCAGGACATGATGCAGCGGATCAGGCATGGCAGTTGAAATGGTCGAGCCGTGACACCGCCGACGCCGCTGCAACTCTGAGGCGAGAAGGGCAGGAGAGAGCGGAAGAACAACGCCGACAATCGGCCGCCGACGAGGAACGAAAGCATGCTGAAGAAGAACTGGCTAAGGCTCGGGCTGATGCCGATATTGCTGATCGTGCTGGTGTCGGGCTGCGCAAACAACTCGACACCTTACAGCGGCAACTTGCAGGAAGTGAAACCGGCCGCCTTTCCGCCACTGTCGCAGCAAGCTCGGCAAGAACCGAGGCCAGCATATTGCTTGCCCAGTTGCTCAGCGAATCTGACGAAATGGCGGGAAAGTACGCAGCAGAGGCTGACCGGAATTATGTCGCCGGCCAGTCCTGTGAACGCACTTACGACAAAGTGACCCATCAAACCCAGAAGGCCAATCCTAAATGATGAAGTGGCTATTGGCGTTTATTCAAAAGCATTTCAAACCGGCACCAGCCGAAATTCCAAAAGCAGAGGAAAAAATCATGTCAGAACCATTGAATGACGAAGTAGTTGAACCGCAGCCCGTAGTAAACCAGGAAGTAAGCAACAGTGATGCCGTGTTAGCGAAGCTGAAGGAACTTGTGGCCGCTGCTGGCGCACAGGCTCATGCAGTGTTTGATGACCTGGTTGATCTGGCGAAGAAACTGGTCTGATTCGAATTACCAGGCATTACAGCAGGCATTCACTGAGTGCCTGTGATAATGGTTTAAGTTAAAGTTACCCTGTGAACATTTTGGGGGTGATTGTGGACGAAAATTATATTGCTTATGAATCATTAATGCTTACCAGACAAGCAACAAATTGGGCTTTTTGGTCAATGATAGGCACTTGTGCATCTGCCGTAATTACATTTTTTGCCGTTTTGGTTGCTTATAAAGCAATGCATGCATGGAAGTTTCAGGATGCTAGAAATGACCGCAGAGCCCTTAAAGCAGCATTAGTCTCTTACAGAAACACACTGGCTGTTTTACCAGACCGTATGATTTATGGCCATCCTGACTATGCAGACTATACGTTTGAACTAATGAAGGCCATGGCGCCTATACATTCGTTAGTAACAGTAATGGAAGAAGATGATTTTGAAAGTGAAATCGGAAATAGATATGTGACATTGAATTCAAGTCATTCCGATTTCATTAAAGGACTCAAATCTAAGCAAGAGCACGCGGATGTATTAATTCCCTTTATTAGTTATAGATTTGTTAAATAGGCCGCCTCCGGGCGGTTTTTTTATGCCCACATAAAGGTGTGACCAAATGGAAGTCATTATTAACGGTACCCGTTACAGTCCAGCCGGTCAGCAGCAAACCAAAATCGGTATCGCAATAACGACTCACAACCGGCCTGCTGTTCTGGCGAAAACGATTGATCAGCATCTAAAGCACCTCCCAACTGGCGCCAAGTTGATCGTGATAGATGATGGTTCAGCGCCAGAATCCACCGCCGCCGGTATCGAAATCATCAGGCATGAGAACTCACTCGGGATCGTCGCTTCGAAGAACCGGAGCCTCGAGGCGCTGATTGATGCTGGCTGTGAGCACCTTTTCCTGTGGGACGACGATGCTTATCCAATCAGCGATAACTGGCACGACCCCTACATCGAGTCGCCTGAGCCTCACTTGGCTTACCAATTCCTCGATCTGGCTGGCGCGCAGAAGCTGAAAGATATAGCGGTGCTGTATCGCGATGAGCAGCATATTGCTTATACCGGCCAGCGTGGCGTGATGCTCTATTACCACCGCAGCGCAATTGAGAAGGTCGGCGGATTTGACCCGGTTTATGGTCGTGGCATGTACGAACATCCCGATCTGGCGCTGCGCATCCATAACGCCGGCCTGTCTACTTGGGCATTCGCTGATGTGACTGGTTCGGAAAAGCTGATCCATTCCCTCGATGAGCACATGTCTGTCGAGCGTTCTGTTCCTCGGCCTGACCGTGAGGCGCTGGTAAAGCGCAATGTCGGAATTTACAACGGCAGGCGGGACAGCGGCTATACCGGCTTTGCCCCTTATCGCCGTGAACGTGATGTGGTCATTACTACCCTGCTGACCAGCCAGCCAGATCCCCAGCGTGCAGCTGCAATGAAGCCTGATCAATCAGTTCTTTCTGCCTGGTCATCTTCGATTCGCGGCGCGGACGCGGTGGTGCTGGCTGACGAGCTCAGTGTTGCACCTGCTGGTGCGTCTCTGGTTATGGTGCCCGCGGTTCAGATGAGCCCGTACTTTGCCCGCTGGGTTCACATCTATCAGTACCTCAGAGCGCATCCTGAATACCGGTTCGTGTGGTGTACGGATGGGACTGACGTCGAGATGCTGCGTGAGCCGTGGGCTGAGATGGCTCCCGGCAAGATATACGTTGGCTCTGAGCATAAGACTTACGCTGACGGATGGATGAAGGCCAATCACCACGGGCGCGCATATGGCGAGTTCATTGATCAGTATCGCGATGAGCCACTGATTAACGCCGGTCTCCTCGGCGGATCGCGTGAGGACGTGATGGAGTTTGCTCACCGGATCGTCAGGGTGCATTACCGCATTGAGAGCCAGCGGTTCTGGAAGATGGAAACAGCGCCAGCAACCACGGTTGATATGGGCGCGTTTGGCATGGCTGCAAAGTCATTCGGTGACCGTGTTGTTACGGGACCAAAGGTTCACACCGTCTTTAAATCTGATGATGGTATGGGTAAGGAGTTCGCATGGTATCGCCACAAGTGACCTTCTGTGTTGTAGGGCACCACAAGCGCCGAGATATGGCGACTTGCCTCGCAGACATGTTGGACGCTCAGCTACTGATTGATGAAGGCGACCACGGCAGCAACTGGAATCACCGGCGCGCTATCGAGTGGGCCAGCCAGCAGGATTGCCGTGTGGTGATAATGGAAGATGACGCGCTTCTGCTGCCTGGCTTCACTGATTCAGTACGTGAATGGGTGACCCGGTTCCCCGATAACCTTATCAGCTTCTATCTGGGTACCGGCCGCCCGCCACAGTATCAGCAGCAGATAGCAGCCAGCCTGATTGATGCTGATAAGCGCCGTGGTGACTACATCACGATGGACCGGCTTATTCATGGCGTGTGCTACAGCCCGCCAGTCAACGGACTAAGTCGGATCATGCAGAACTGGAACCGCAAAAAGGCAGCTGACTATGCGGTCGGTGATGCGCTGGGTGGCAAGGTCATCTATCCCTGCTACTCGCTGGTGGATCATGCTGATGGCGAGACAGTTGAACGGCATCCAGATAATCAACCAAGGGTTGAGCGTCGCCGAGCCTGGCGACTGGCTTCACTTCCCGTTTGGAACAGCTGATGCAGAAGAAAGAACCTCGGGTATATGGCAGCAAGTGGAACAGAGTCCGCCTAGACTTCCTGAATGAGAACCCTCTGTGCGTGATGTGTCAGGAGCAGGGGCGTACCGTAGCGGCCAGTGTGGTCGACCACATCGTCGCCCACAAGTTGAAGGAGGCTTTGCTCTCAGGCAACGCATCCAGCATCAAGACGGCCCAGAAGCTGTTCTGGGACAGGAAGAACTGGCAACCGCTGTGCAAGGTGCATCACGATTCAACAAAGCAGCGAATGGAGAAGAGCGGACGCGTCTCAGGTTGCGATGAGAATGGCACGCCGATAGACCCGAACTCGCACTGGTGCAGGTCGTGACGTGCGGTCACCGAGCGCGTTCGCCGTCACTCGCACCTGGTCTCTGATGCAGAAATTGATTCAAATTGAAATGATTTCGTTTTCAATGATATTCGTTCTCATTGAGGGGCTGGGGGGAGGGCAAATCTCTACCCCTCTCGCGCTAAATGACCGAGCTCCGTGCTTTGTACGCACAACCGCGAAATGAAAAGTTTTTTTCTGGGGCGTTTTACCCCAAAAGCCAATAATTTCAACTGAAACCATTTTATTTGAAATTGATATTAATTCTCGTTTGATGGGAGGTTTCTATGGCCGGTCGTCGCCCGAAACCGACCAAATTAAAATTGGTTACCGGTAATCCGGGCAAACGAAAACTGAATGACAAAGAACCCAAACCCGCCCGCGAAATCCCGAGTCCGCCGTCTCATCTGACGGATTGGGGGAAAACGGCCTGGGGCCGATTAACCGTTCTGCTTGATGGAATGGGCATCCTCACTGTTGCAGACACAATGGCCCTTGAGCGGCTTTGTGATCTGTATGCCGAAATCCTGCATTTGCGGCAACTCATCGATATCGAAGGGCGTACCTACACAACGAAGACCCAAATGGGTGATTTCCTGATCAAGGCCAATCCGGCGGTTTCAATGCTGGCGGATGCCGATCGTCGTTTTAAAAGTTATCTGGTGGAATTCGGCCTGACGCCTGCCGCCCGTACAAAGGTGCAAGTGAATGGTGGAGAAGAAGAAGACGACCCGCTCAACCAGTTCTTCGGTTGACGCGCCAACGAAATATGCGCGGGATGTCACCGAAGGGAAGGTGCTTGCCGGTCCCGATATTCGTAATGCCTGCGCCCGGCATTTAAGGGATTTGGAGCATGGTCCGGCCCGCGGTCTTTTTTGGGACGTTGAGGCGGTCGAACGAGCAATCACCTTTTTTGCGAAAGTCCTGAAACTCAACGGCGGAGAACATGAGGGAAAGCCGTTCATCCTTTTACCCTGGCAAACTTTTATCGTTGGCTCTCTGTTTGGCTGGAAAGCAGAGGATGGAACGCGCCGGTTTCGCATGAGTTACATCGAATCGGGAAAGGGTTCAGGTAAATCGCCGCTGGCTGGCGGGGTCGGCCTATATTGCCTGGTCGCGGATAAAGAACCGCGCGCAGAAATCTACGCGGCGGCCACCAAAAAAGACCAGGCAATGATTTTATTTCGGGACGCCGTATCGATGGTCGATCAGTCTCCGGCGCTGGCGCAAAGAATTGTTAAGTCAGGCACCGGTTTGAATGTGTGGAACCTGGCTTTCCTGCAAACCGGTTCGTTTTTCAAACCGATCAGTTCCGATGACGGCCAGTCAGGCCCGCGCCCGCATTGCGCGCTGATCGATGAAGTACATGAACATAAAACCAATACCGTCGTTGAAATGATGCGCGCCGGTACTAAGGGGCGGCGTCAGGCTTTGATGTTCCTGATCACCAACAGCGGACATGACAAAACAAGCGTTTGTTACGACTACCACGAATACGGCCGCAAGATTGCGGCTGGGATGGAAGAAGACGACAGCTTTTTCAGTTTCATCTGCTCCCTCGATGAGGGGGATGACCCTTTTAAAGATGAGTCCTGCTGGGGCAAAGCAAATCCGTCGCTCGGCCAGACATTTACTGAAAAGTACCTTCGTGAGCAGGTTACCCAAGCGCGCGGCATGCCAGCGAAAGAAAGCATTGTCCGGCGTCTTAATTTTTGTCAGTGGGTCGATGCCGCAAACCCCTGGATGGGCAGTGATGTCTGGATGGGATGTGAATCTGACTTTGACCCGGATGAAATGATAGGCGAGGAGTGTTATGGCGGTCTGGACCTGTCGGGTACCCGCGATTTAACGGCACTGGCGCTGTATTTTCCTCAACGTAAGCGGCTGATAGTTGAGTTCTGGACGCCAAAAGACACCCTTCTTCACCGCGCCAAAACTGACCGCGTGCCCTATGACATGTGGGAGAAGAAAGGTTTTATTCATGCCCCGCCGGGCAACGCCGTCAAATACGGTTTTGTTGCGGAGCGCATTGCTGATCTTGCGTTGAAATTCCAGATAAAGGCGATCGCCTTTGACCAATACCGTATTAAGTACCTTGAACCCGAGCTCGAAGAGGCTGGCGTGGGTGTGCCATTAATCCAACACGGGCAGGGATTCTATAAGGCAGCCGATTCCGGTTTGTGGATGCCTCATTCGATTGAATTATTCGAAGGCCTACTGGACGACAAAGAAATCGAAATCCACCTGAACCCTTGCCTGAGGTGGAATGCAGCATCTGCTGTTATCGAAACAGATCAGAAAAATAACCGTATTTTTGCAAAGAAAAAGAGTACCGGTCGTATCGATGGCGTCGTGGCTTCGGCAATGGCAATCGGTGCAGCTGATGGGGAGGTTGAGGAGGAATTCAACCTGGATGATTTTCTGTCGAGACCGATGAGCATGTAATGTCAGAAACCAACTATAGCATTGACCTTCGCACCAATAATGGTCTGTGGGCGCGCATGGCATCGTGGTTTGTCGGCGGTCGCCTGGTAACTCCGGATCAGGGTTCACAAACTGGGCCCGTATCGGCACATGGTCATTTAGGTGACTCATCAATCACCGATGAACGAGCCCTGCAAATTTCTACTGTCTGGGCCTGCGTGCGGTTAATTTCCACCGTAACGTCGTGTTTGCCGCTGGACGTCTTCGAAACGAAAAACGACAACCGTGCCAAAGTGGGACTGGATAATCCCCTGGCGCGTCTTCTGCGCTACTCGCCGAACCAGTACATGACCGCTCAGGAATTTCGGGAATGTATGACCATGCAACTGGCTTTTTATGGCAATGCCTATGCGCTGGTTGAACGAAACGGCGCAGGTGATGTGATCAGCCTTCTGCCGCTGAATTCGGTGAATATGGATGTTCGCCTTGAAGGAAAGAAAATCGTTTACCGCTACAAACGGGATTCTGAGTACGCCAATTTTAACCAGAAGGAAATTTTCCATCTTAAAGGCTTCGGGTTTAACGGGCTGGTAGGCATGTCTCCGATTGCCTTCGCGACAAAAACGGCGGGCGTGGCGGTGGCAATGGAGGATCAGCAGCGTGAGTTTTATGCCAACGGTGCGAAATCCCCGAAAATTCTGTCTACCGGCGATAAGGTGTTAAGCAAAGTTCAGCGCGACCAGTTAGAGGAAAATTTTAAAGAGATTGCCGGTGGTCCGGTTAAAAAGCGACTTTGGATCCTTGAGGCTGATTTTAAAGCTGAGGATATCGGCGTCAGCCCGCAGGACGCTGAAACGATGGCGTCCCGTAAATTTCAGGTCAGTGAAATTGCCCGGTTCTTTGGTGTTCCGCCGCATCTGGTTGGCGATGTCGAAAAATCTACCAGTTGGGGAACCGGTATCGAGCAGCAGAACCTCGGTTTTCTGCAGTATACCCTCGCGCCTTATTTAACCCGATGGGAACAAACGATCTGGCGCTGGTTAGTCAAACCTACAGATATCGGGCGTATTCATGCTGAACATAACCTGGACGGGTTGCTGCGTGGAGATTCAGCTTCCCGCGCTACCTTCATGACAACTCTGGTCAACAGTGGCCAGCGTACGGTGAATGAAATGCGGCGGCTCGATAACATGCCGCCGCTACCGGGCGGCGATGTTGCCACCCGACAATCGCAGAACGTGCCGATTACTGAATTAGGAAACAAGAACCCCGCCAACAGCGGGGTTTAGTCATTTATGGGGGTAGCGATGCGCAGCATCAACAAAACACTCGCCTTTGATCAGGCGGAAATCAAGTTTTCCGGTGACGGCACGCAGGGCGTTTTTGAAGGCTACGCCTCTGTGTTCAATAACACTGATTCCGATGGCGACATCATCTTGCCTGGTGCTTTCAAAAACGCGCTTACCATTCAGACGCGAAAGGTGGCGATGTTCTACAACCACCGCACATGGGAAATGCCTGTAGGCAAATGGGAGAACCTCGAAGAAGACAGTAAAGGGCTGCTGGTGCGCGGTGTTCTGACACCCGGCCACTCTCAGGCCAATGACCTGAAGGCTGCCATGAAACACGGCACCGTAGAAGGGATGTCTGTCGGGTTCTCGGCGGGCAAAGATGATTACAGCCTGGGCACATCGGGCCGAATTTTCAAAAACGTAGCGGCGCTGCGTGAAATCAGTATCTGTACTTTCCCTGCCAATGAGCTGGCCGGGGTTTCATCCCTGAAAAGCATCGACGGCGTGGAAAGTATTCGCGACGCGGAAGAGTGGCTGAGGGACTCAGTTGGCCTATCCAAATCAGAAGCACAGGGCTTTATTGCCCGCATTAAGTCTGCAGTTCGGAGCGAGTCCGAAGGCAGTGACAAAGAAATCACCGCTCTGCTCGAGCGTATTAAAAACTTCTCCCCACTCCAGATAGGAAAATAAATATGTCTGAATTAACTGATATCCAAAAGGCCATTGAAGAGTCCCAAAAGAATGTGACTCAGCTTTTTGAAGCACAGAAACAGGAAATTGAAGCCACCGGTAAAATTTCCAAACAGTTGCAAGATGATCTGGTGAAAGTTCAGGAAGAACTGAAAACCGCCGGTTCTCGTCTGTTCGATATGGAACAGAAATTCACTTCAGGGGCCGAAAATCCAGAGAACAAAAAATCGTTCTCAGAACGGGCTGCAGAAGAATTAGCAAAATCTTGGGATGGCAAATCATCCCATTTCGAAGCGCAAACCTTCAATAAGTCGCTGGGCAGCGATGCGGGCTCTGCCGGTACCTTGATCCAGCCAATGCAGGTGCCGGGCATCATTATGCCGGGGCTGCGCCGCCTGACTATTCGTGATTTGCTGGCGCAGGGGCGTATCTCCAGTAATGCGCTGGAATATGTCCGTGAAAATCTGTTCACCAACAATGCAGCGACGGTCGCGGAAAAGGCGCTGAAACCCGAATCAGATATCACCTTCAGTAAAGAGACGGCCAATGTCAAAACCGTTGCACACTGGATCCAGGCATCACGTCAGGTGATGGATGATGCCCCTATGCTGCAATCCTATGTCAACAACCGCCTGATGTACGGTCTGGCGCTGAAAGAAGAAGACATGCTGCTCAACGGCGACGGAACCGGTGACGATCTCGAAGGTATCAATCTGGTTGCTACCGATTATGACAGCAGCCTGAATGCCACCGGAGACACCCGCGCCGACCTGATTGCACATGCCATCTTCCAGGTTACAGAGTCTGAGTTCAGCGCCTCCGGCATCATTTTGAACCCGCGCGACTGGCACGGCATTGCACTGCTGAAAGATAACGAAGGGCGCTATATTTTCGGTGGCCCGCAGGCCTTCACCAGCAATGTCATGTGGGGGCTCCCGGTCATTCCTACGCGCGCTCAGGATCAGGGTACTTTCACCGTGGGTGGTTTTGATATGGCTTCGCAGGTCTGGGATCGCATGGATGCAAGTATCGAAGTCAGTCGCGAAGACCGCGATAACTTCGTGAAAAACATGCTGACCATTCTGTGTGAAGAACGTCTGGCGCTGGCGCACTACCGTCCAAAAGCCCTGATCAAGGGCACTTTCGAATCTGGCTCATGATATGACGGGGCGGGGCGGGGAAACCTGCCCTGATTTCACATGGCGATTGTAGTCACTGAAGTTGTGCCGATCGAAGAATTACGCCAGCACATTGAGTTTGATGGTGACGACCGTGATGCACTTATCACCCGTTATGCCCAGAGCGCGCTGGACCATTGCTTGCGTTGGTGTGATGACCCGGCATGGAAAGCTGCTGAAGATATCCCTTCGCCGGTCGTAACAGCCATGCTTCTGGTGTTTGGCGATATGTTTGAACATCGAACCAGTCAGACTGAAGTTCAGCTTTATGTTAACCGCGCTGCCGAAAGCCTGATGTGGCATTGCCGCAACTGGAGCAACACCACGCCCACAGAGGAAACATCCTGATGGAACCTGGTCGCCTCCGGCATCGCGTCCGGATAGAAGTCAAAACTGATGAGCGTGATGATCACGGTCAGCCAATAGGCTGGCGTTCAGTCGCAGAGTCTGTCGCTGCTGATATTCGCTCTGTATCAGGTAAAGAATTCATCAGCGGCAGCGCGGAACGATCCTCCGTCACCACGAAAATTTTCATGCGTTACCGGGATAACATTCGGGCAACTACGACGCGATTTATTGAAATTGTCGGACGAGGCAGCGGACGAGTATTTATCGTCACCGCCCCCCTGCCTACAAGGGATCGTCGGAATATTGAGGTGTTGTGTACGGAGGATTTCAGCCGTGTTTACTGACCTGAAAACCGAAATTGAAGCGTTATTGCAGGTTAATGCCTACCCGCTTATTGGACCGCAAACAGAAAGCGAATTCGTGACAATTCAGCTTATCAGCGATCCGCCCATTGTTTCAGGAACGATTCGTACAAAGCTTGTGGCAGGGCGGTATCAAATCAGTTTCGTGTCTTCTCAATACAGCCGCACGGAGGATATGGATAAAACGTTGTGGGGCGTATGGCAAAACATTGTGCAGGGTTTTATCGGTACTTATCCAGTCCAGTACGTAGAGCGATCCGGACTATCAGAAAGCTATGACACAGCTGACGGGGGTAAATACCGGCGGGCGCGTGATTACATCTTCTATTACCCGGAGGGCGCTTCATGATCCGAATGGAGGTTCAGGGGCTGCAAGAACTTGAACGGCAACTTGAAGCTCTGGGGGAAAAAATTGCCGTGAAGGTGATGGCTTCTGCGGGGAAAGAAGCCATGCAAATTGTCAGCAACGATATGCAGCAGCATGCTGGTTATGATGCGGAAAGCACCGGTCCGCATATGCGCGACAACATCAAAACCACTTCCCGTAATCGGATGAAAGACGGGCGTTTCCTGACCGTCGTTTCTATCCGGGTTGGCCCATCCAAAGAACACACCATGAAAGCGCTGGCGCAGGAGTTTGGCACTGTCAAACAGGTCGCCAGCCCTTTTATGCGGCCTGCGCTGGACTTTAATCGTTCCAAAATACTGAGCATTCTTGCGGTACGTCTCCGTGAGGGTATCGAAAACAATCGTTAAATGAGGCAATGAAATGGCAGATAAAAGCTCTCCGGAATACGCAATGCTCCCCGCTGGAACAGTTGTTC